GCTTAACCGCCAACTGGCCCCACGGGGTAATCTCCCAGTTACCCATCCCGTAGTCTGCGTCAGCCGCCGCCTTGATTTCTTTAGCGTTGCCTTGAGCCAATGCCTGAGAAAAACGAGCAGAAGCGTTTTTAACGCCGCTGGTTAGATCATACTCGCGCTCGATGTCTGGAGAGACACCGACCATTGCGGCTTTGTCTGGAAAGGCTCTTGCTATAGCATTAAGAGCCTGTCCTTCGCTAATATCGTCCGGCAACTGAACTTTAGTGCCGTCGTATAGTGTCCAAGTAGCCATGTAATAGCCTAGTCTTTAGTAGCAAGTGTTCGGTTAGGGGCAAACAGTGTTTTCGTATCTACTCCCGCCTGATCAAGCATACGCATAGCTGGACCCAACTGCTGGTTGAAGGACACTTCCAAGCCCTGCAACTTTGAAAGCAGTTCTAGATCGCCGGTAAACAGACCGTCTGCCCCCACGATTTCATCCATAATTTTATATTCTGCTCTTGTTGCCTCTCGCCCAAACAAACCAGATGTTAGAATAGCCTGTTTCAGTTTGTTTACGTTTTGCTGATATGTCTCTTTACTACTGGTGTCTAGCTGAATACCAAAAAAGTTACCAAGTCGTTTAAGAGCCTGCAAAGTAGCAGGACCAGCGCCAGAAACTCTAGAAGCGGACAAAACCTCTTTTAGTCTGTTAATCACTTCGATAGCCTGTTGCGCTCCGGTAATTCTATCTACAAGCTCAATGGCAGGACCTTTAAGCTCAAAACCACCCGTGCCATCTGCATCACCCAGAGCTTGCAAAGCCGCTTTTTGCATTTCTCGCTCGTCTGCGGCAATTCCTGCCCTAGCTGCGCTGAGACCCTTTGCAAGCGGAGCAAGTCCTTCTCCTGCAAAACCCGCTTGTAGGAACTCAGGGCGAGCAAAAGTCTGGAGCAGGTTTCCGACAAACTTGCCAAAGTCACCGCCGAAGAGAGTTTCTTTGGCAAACTGCTGTTGGTTATTAAACTCTTGCTGCGAGACGCTTGCGTTTGCTCCGGTTTGCAGAGCGTTAACAGTATCTTGCGATATGGTTTGTGCCGGAGTTTCCTGCGGAATTGGCTGAGTAAACACAATTGGCTGAGTAAACACCTGAGAAGTAGGCTGTCCATAGTTTACAGGATTTGAGGGCATTTCGCGGTGATAGCGAAAAGCGTCCTGTTCATACGTCTCTGGCCGAGATGTAATAGTTATGTCAGGCAGATTGTCTTCAAACCCCCTTCTCATCTGCTCGCGCTGTGTTAAACGCGGTAGCTCTGGAAGAGGCTTAGTAGTGAAAAAATTGTTTTCGGCCATTACAACAAACCCCTGAAATTAAGTTTAGGAGCAGCTACCAAGGTCGCTTTCAAAAAGTCTTCTATGAAGCCTTGAGTGCGCTGCATCTGCTGCTCTGGTGTCATCAACTGAGACGGAAACTGCCCATAAGTGTATGGTTCTTGAGTAGGGCGGTATCTTGGAGAACTTTGTCCTACGTCCAGCAAACTCGCCACACGTCCTTTAACAGGCTCTGGAGCTTCTGGCAGTTTACCACCTGTTTCACCAATTTTGTCTAAAAGTTCTCGCAGGTCCTTTTTATAACCCGCTTCTTTTTCAGGTTCGGTTACATATGATTTATAATACTGTTCATCAGGGTCAGTTGTAATCCCGCCGCCGTATTCGACATCTCCAGCAGCGCCACCGCCAAATTGCTTATATTCTTCAACAGACAAATCAGCTAATGGGTCTCTGTATGACGTTGGGTCTAGAGGGTCATAAGTAGGGTCTAGCTTTCCACCAAACCCTTTGTACCCCAAGTCAGTAACAACGGTTCTGGCCGGAGTATCTGAAAAATACCCCGGACCCGTTATCTTATTAAAGTAGTCCATAAAGCCTGCCATAGCTACCTACACAATCTTGCCATAGTTGACACGCAGGTAGCCATCATTGCCCACAGCGACAGCTTCAGGCATAAGCTTGAGAACTTCCTGAGCAATGACGCCAAAGGTTGTCTGATCACCAGCGATCTTCTTACCTTCCCGTGTCCATTCCCAGTGATACAGCGGGATACCGTTGGGCAGTTTTCCAACGCGTTTAATGTTGGTTTTAAGACGGATATCAGAAAGCAAACCAGCGGCTGTTCCGGCAATGCTGGCAACCTGCTGGAACGGAGACACTCCGGGAATTGCCACACCTTGCGTACCGCTGGCTGTCTGCTGCATCTGGGTGCTGCTGCCGAGACCGGCGAGACCACCGAGCAGGTTGGCGTAGGTGATTGCCTGAGCGCGTTGAGCTTCCTGCTCCTGCTGGGCCAAGCGAGCAGCGTCTGACAACTGAGCGGCCTGACGAGCTTCGACATCTCGACCAATCTGTTCCTGCAACGCGCCGGGCGTAAGCTGTGCCTGTAGAACCTGCTGTGCCATTCCCGGCAGATCGGCCTGAGCCTGACGGCGACGAGCCTCTTCATCACCCAGAGCCTGAGCCATCTGCTTCTGGATTGTCTCTTCGCGAAGCTGCTGCTGCATACTCTGTAGCTCGCCTAGGGCAGTGGAGCCTAGACCGAACTGACCAGCCTCGATAGCCTGACGCTGCGCCAGTAGCTTGTCCCGCTCTGTCAGGCGACGGGCCTGATTAGCGATGTCTCCGACCTGTGCCTGATACAAGGCGCTGGTTCCAGGCGCTGCCGTGGCCTGTGCAAGCTGCTGCTGGAAGACATCCTGAAACGCCGGGGCGAAGCCAGCGGCTGTCTGGCCCACCTGACCGTAGATGTCTCGCGCTGCCAAGGTCTGAGCAGACTCAGAAGGTACATAGCTTCCCGTGTACAGCGCAGGGTCCTGCGTGAACATCTGTTCCAGCGAAGGAAGCAGTTCCTGAATATACGGCTCTACCGGAGCGTATGGCTTAACTTCGCCAGACGACTGCGCCTGAGACGAAGAAGGTACGCTGACGACTGTGGTTTTAGGTCTGAAGAGACTGCCCATGCTTATAACCTTTTGTAGATAGTGATGCAGCTAAACTCGTAGCCCAAAGGCTCCATCACTTTTTCCCACCCTTTCCTGCCTGTCATTTCAAAGAACTGGTAGCCCAAGCTTTTGTAGTACTTCTCTACAACTGGAACTACGTCTGGAAAATTAAACTTACCGCCTATGGCCTCTGCCATGATGCCTGTCTTTTGCGGGTAAGGCGCTGCGCCTATGACAAAACAACCTACTATGTTCTCTTCTGTATCTACACTGACCCAGAGGTCTGAGTCTTTGTCTACTACTTTCTGAATAACATCTACTGCTTTAATTATATCAGTATTTCCGCGTTCTGTCGATTTTTCTATATAGTCCCAACATTGAGCCAGTATTGTCTTAAACTTTTTATGCTGGTTGTTTACCCGTCTATAGCTTAACCCACGAACCGGCAGAGTTATAAAAGTATATACCTTCTCCGCTGCCTGGGTCCCAGCTAGTTCCATCTGCATACCTTATGTCTCCTTGAGAAGGCTTGTCTGGTGCCGCGTAGGATACATCCAGATGCCCGTCTCTAAGCAAATCTGTCACAGCCGAGACTTCCAAGAGCATTTCGTCGATATAAATTGGCAATTCCGCTGGCTCTGACGGAGCATTGCGGGGGCTAAATCGTAGAAACTCTCTGCTCATCGGTCTGAGACAATTTCTGTTTCTAGCGCATATCCAGACATCCTGAAGATGGTGTCTGCGCTTGTTTCAAACTTGACCGCTATGTATCTACCCCTGACGCGACAATCTACTTTGTTGTCTTGCCCGATGGTAAACGTTACAGGGTCGTTATAGACCACACCCTCGTAGGGGTTTAGCTCTGAGCCTACGCTAATCTGCAACGTGCCTGTACCTTCGATCCTAGGGTACATGGCGGTGACAGATTTGATAGCGTCGGTGCGACCGGCGTGTAAGCCTCGACGTTCCAAGGTTGTGGTGAACGAGGTGCCGTCGAAGGTGGTGCCAGAGTCGGTCAGGTAGAACTTTGAGTCGTTGGTGCCGCACATCAGCAGCGAGTCAATCGCAGGGTTGTATTCCTGCTGGGACCAAGCGAGCGTAGAGTTCTGCCAAGTAGCGGCAGAAGCGGTCCAAGTGTTGGTCAACACTGGATTAACCAAGCCACGAGCGATATAGTTGACACTTGGCAGGGTCCTAATGGTCCAAGTGTTATCGCGGTAGTTCCAGATCAGAGCCTCGTCAGCGTAGCCGCTGGTGGCGTTCTGCTTAGGATAGCAAATCCAGACTTCGTTCTTGATCTTGTTGTGGACCAAGAATGTACGGTAGTAGTAGGTCGTGTCGATCTCTGAGAACAAGTAGGTCTTGACCGTATCGTCGATGACGCTCTTCACCGTGTTGCCGTTGTGGATGACCACGTCGTTGGTAGACATCATAACGTGGCGACCGTCGCCCAGATCGACCACCGCGTCTCGGGCAAACAGCCCAACGTCTTTGAACTTCTCGCGGATGTTAAAGGTAAACGATCCGCCAACGTAGTTCATAGAGAAGACGCTGTCTTCCTTGTAGATCAGAAGCTCGTTGCCCAACTGTAGCGCGTTGAGGATATGACCCTTGGTGCCACCGATAGTGGCTTCTCCTGCCTCTGACGATGTGCTCGCGCTGTTCCAAGTGTCAGCACCGTTGGTAGAAGCACCCTCGGGAATAGCGTCGCTCCAGCGGATCGTGAAGGGCTTGTTGGTGCCACTGTCGGTTACGTTCATGGCAATCAGGTGATTGCGGAACGGGACAATGGTTTTACAAAGCAACGTCGCTGGCCAATCTGTCAGGTCAGCAAACTGAGAGCCAGACTGAGCGATAAACTGAGGCTTGTCCAATCCGTTTGTCAGGACCAGTACGCCGCCTAGGATGCCGCCTTGCCAGTTGTTCTCCGTACCAGATAGCGTCGTATAAGCGCCAGAGCTTCGAGTAATATCAGTATGAGTAGTTCCATCGATCTTATACAGTGCTGTCAGACCGCCGTAGACCCAGAGATCGCTGCTGCCCTGCGCCCAGCTAATCGCCCAGTACGGGGCTGTGCCAACGGTGCCAAACACCTGAGAGTGTCCGGTAATCGTGCCGCCCTTCTTATCAACGAAGCGAGCGTTCTCTACGTCGTCAAAGAACGTCGGGGGCATGTCATACGGCGACAGGTCCCGGTTATACGAAAACGGTATCTGCTGGCCGTTAATATCGAAAAGTTCTTTAGCCATCGCCAACCGTTGTATCTTCTGTCCAAACCGTAGACTGAAATTCCTGAAGCGCCATAAAGTTGCCGTTTTCCAAGAGAATGTTGCCGTCGCTCTCTTGGATCAGGTCAAACAAATCCTGTACCCAGTTAGTAGCCATTAGGCACCCCTACGAACAAGACTGCCAGGATCGCCCTGCACGGTCATGGTCATAACCGTACCGCTGTAGCGGGCCTTTTCCTCTGACGACATTACGTCGTTCAGGGTCTTTTGGTAGACAGCGTTGAACCGCTGCGTCTGCTCGCTATCGTTGAGATAAATAGCGCCTTCCAAACATGAGCCAAAGAGATACAGGTCGGGAAACTCTTGCAGGATATTGTTAGAGGTGTTGCTGTCTGACAGAGGCGACAGCTTCCTGAAGTAGTTGATCCCGATAGTGTAGGCAGCGTCGGGCGTCGGAAAGAGCTTAATGTTTTTTCCTAGGTTGGTATACGCGCGAGGAAAACCGTTGCTATAAGTACCATACTCGCGATTGCCCGACTCTGGCGACAGATAGGACAGAGCGTAATCGCTAGAACCGTTGTCGTAGACAATGTTGCGAATTTCGATCAAGTCTGTAGGCAAACTGTAAAACGCTGTGCCAGAAGTGGTCGTAGTGTTCGCGCGAACCATGTTGGCTCGCGAGCGCAAGTCGCGGTTCAACCGATTTTCAGTCAGCGTGATAAAATCAGGAATAACCGAAGTCAGGTCGTTTCGGTTAAGATAGTTAGCAACGCTGGTCTTCAAATCGGAGTAGGTAGCAAGAGCCATTACAGGTTACTTTCGTGAGTTCGCAGCCATTTGTATTCTGGATCGTTCAGAAGCTGCTTAACCTTTGGCATGTGGTCTTTGTTAAAGACATCGACGCCTAGTTCGCGCTTCCACTTTTCAATAATAACAAGCGGGATGCTAGCAACCTTACGCATGTTTGATGCAGGGTTGGTAGGCCCGTACATAGAATCGCCTAGCGCCTCTTTCTTGTTCAGTTCAAGAATAGGCTGTACATCCTGAACACGATTGGAGACAATGCTGTCTGTGTCGTGATCATAGGTAAGTTTAGTTTTAACTGGATTATTCATGTTGTCCTCTAATTGGGGAGAGA